GCCTGCAGGTCTAAAGTATTGACCAAATTTATCTTGATCATATGCTTCGCCGTCAACAGATGCTTCAAACATCTCCTTCATAACCTTAACTTCAACTTCGCCAGGTTTCTTTGGAAGGAAATCATTTAAATTGAAAAGAGTATTGTTTTCAATTGCTTTGTTTTCATCTTCTGTTAAAGGTCTTGATTTTCTAGACCATGTTGACGTTGAGTAATCAGCATATCCACCTTTAGATGTTTTGATGATTCTAAAATCAACACCGCTTGTTGAATCAGTTGGAAGATCTTCCATATCTGGATCCATTAATGCTCCTTTAATTATTTGGAATATTTGTGGACCAATTATGAATCTTCTAATTGGATTCTCTGGAGTTGATTCTTCTCCGATCGGATCGTCTTTTACAAAACCTTGGAAAATATAACTTCTTTTCTTCCAGTATTTTCTTCCTAAATCTTCTAATTTAGGATCTTTGAACCATCCTCTTACTTCGGATAAGATATTACAAGACTCGCCGTACATTTCCATACATGGAACTTGTACTTGTACTGGTCTTGAATCTGTTTCACCTTTGATTCCTGCAAAAGGTAATTTAATCATTAACCTTTCTTTCCAGAAAAAAGTGTTTTCTTTATCGCCATCTGGCAAGAAACGAACAGTTGCCTGCTCTCCTTCTTTTAGATTCCAAAATGGGTAAATGGCGTTGTCTCCGCCTGTTCTTGAATTAGAGCCTCCTGATTTAGATTCTTGTTCTTTCAGTTTTGCTCTGATCTCTTGTAGTGTTGCCATAATTTAAGCCTCCTTTATTGCCTGTTGTTATTATATTATGTGCCTTTAAAATATTAGTATAGCACAAGACAAACATAATGTCAAATATATACTAATATTACTATTTAGTCAACCTGATTTGGTAAACTTAATTACTGAACGCCTGCTAATTTTTTAATTTTGGCAATTTCTGGATCTTTATTTGCCATTAAGTTTTGAATTGTTTCCTGTGCAGTTGCCACAGCACTGTCGCCAAACTTCTTTTCTACTGAAGTTAATACTGCTGTTTCACCTTTAGGAAATTGATTTGATGTGTAGTCAAAGAAACTTTTAACAAAATCTTCTACAGTTTCTTCTTTGTTGCTTAATTCTTTATCTTTGGCTTCTTTGCCTGCTCTACCATATTCACAATCACAACCGTGATCTGCACAATCTGGTCCACAACCTTCTTTACCTTCTTCACCTTCTTTTTTGTTTTTTAATGTGTCGAAGTTTTTTCTTAAATATTCCATTGCGTCTTTGGCATTATTAAATTTTGTTACAGATTTTCCATCTTTGCCTAAAATATCATACACCATCTTGCCATCGTCACCTTTGTACATTGACACATATGGTTTAATATCTTCAAATGTAATTTCTTCTTTTTTGTTTATTCCTGGATCTTGTTTCATGTCACCTGTTTCAATTTTTGAAACTAATGTAGGATCTTTTTGTGAAATATAATCTAAAATCATTGGACGCATACAAGCATCTGAATCTTCATTTGCCGCTTTTTCAATTTGAGCATTTAATTCTTGATCATCAATTATACCTGCTAGACTTTCAATTCCATTTGTACCATTAACACCTACAGGAAAATGTTTTGCCATCAGTGTGTTTAATTTTTCTAGTGCTAAATTTTGTTCGTCTGCATCTTGTGAAAACAATCCGTTATCTTCTCTTACAATATCGTCCATTGCTGATTCAAACTCATGAAAGTTATCCACAGTTTCAATCATGCCGCCTAATACTTTTTCTATTTCTTCTGGATTTGTGTCTGTGTGTACAACTACACCTTGAAAGTTTGCTGGATCAGATTGTACATCTGCTGAAATACCTGCTTTAGATAATAAATTTTGAACATTGTCTATTTCCATATCACTGATTGGATTTTCAGGATCAAAGTCACCAACTAGATCATACTTCAAAGTTCTTGGTTCAATGCCACCTTGGTATCCATGTGCTTCAAACGATGTTGGTCCTAATTCTTCTATTGCTGTTCTTTCTGAAACTAGTTTGTAGATGTAAGGAAATACATCTTGTAATTCTTCGTTAAACGTTTTAATAGTTAATTCATCAATCCAAGATTTTTTAACATCTTCTGGAACTTCTGCTAATTCTGATTTACTATAACTTTCAAACGATTCTTTATAGTTGTTTTGTTTTTGTAATTTTAAACAACTTGTTTTAATTTCTTCTATTCTTTCATCCACAACAGATTGATATTGTTTTAAGCCTTCTGCCATAACATTTGATCTGTTCATGTATGTTTTGAATTTTCTTAATTGATTTAACTCTGCACTCATTTCTGAAATGTGTTTACCAAAGTCATCAAATGGATTTCCACCTTCTGATACGTGACGGGCCATTGCTCTAGCACCGTTCAAATGTTTGATTGGATATTTGAATCTTTCGCCTGCGTTACTTTCTATAAAAAGAGATTCTATTCTGTGAGTGCGTCCGCCTGCTACTGCTTGATTTACAGGTGCTGAGTGTTTGATTACTAGTCTTGCTTCACCAACTGTTTGAAAACTTGTTTTTGTTGTTCCGTATAAATTTGATTCGCTCACTGTTTCTACCTCTTTACCTTGTCCTAAAAAATCATAGTCTCTTTTTTCAAGATTGCTTTTTGTGATATCTCTTGTATCAAATCCAAGCACTCTTGCTTTAGCAAAACTTCTTAATTCTTTTAAAAAGTTGTACCAACCGTGTTTTAATGGCTCATCTGACTGTTCAACAAAGTCTTTGCTGTGCATTACAACCAGCCCATCTTCCTCACTAATACTAATACTTACCTTTCCTAGGGTGTTTCCGCTCTCTTTGAAATCGAAGTCAAAGAACCTTGCTTCAGTGGGTTCAGTAGTTGCTTGTCCACCCGAATCGCCCAATGTAACCTGAGGAAATTGCCCCCTGATTTTGTTAAAAAGGTCTTTTGCTATAACATTTAAGTTCATACAGTGTATTTATCTGTTAGTGGCTTACAAATATAGGCATTGGCATTACTTTATCTGCTGTATCTTCGTCTGCCTGGCTGAATGATGTGTAGATTTTTGGATCCCAATCTTTTAGCACACTGATTATACGCATAATCAACAAAGTAGCACTCACTAGGTCATCTGTTGCTCCTGATTTTGCTTTAAATGATGATCCTGAAGCAATAAAACTTTTTAATTCGCTGATTAGTGGTTTACTGTTTATTTTAAGTTTTTCTTTTTCGATCATATTTTTTAATCTAGAACAAGCAGTAATTTTTGTTTTGTGTGTAGTGTTAAATCCTTTACGGAATTTTCTAATGTGTCCTTTACGTATCGGTTCACTCACAAATAATCCTGGAATAGAATCTTCACCAAAATCGTTTATTACTAGCAGTGCTGATTCGCCTATTGTGTTATTTTCTACACTCCAGTAAATGTTTGATCCTGTGGATTTTGTTTCTTCTTTGATGTAATTACAGATATCACGCATAATTCTTATTTGTTGTGGAATAGGAGTTGTGTTGTGTTTCCATTCTGCTACCTGTGTGTATGACGGTAATTCAAAAACTTCAATTGCGGCATTGTCGCCACCTGTTCCCATTGCTGGATCAAGTGCCACAACATATGTTGCATGAGCATCTAATTTTTTATACCAACGTGTTTGGCCCATGTTCAATGTTGGCTCTTTGCCTTCTAGTGTGGTCAACATAAGACTGTTTACTAGTGTTTCATCGTAAACTAAAAACTCACAACCATATTCACGTCTGAATCTTTCTTCACCAATACGTCCTAATTCTTGTTTTTTCCATTCTTCATCTCTGTCTGGATGTTCGTCCCATGATGCTGTGTATCCATGGAATCCATTTATTCCTAATTCTTGTTCATTACCATGTTCGTCAAATTTGTTTTGACTTTCACGCCATATTGTTGCAAACACATCTTCATCTGAATTGGGTGTCGATGTAATAATTGCACGTCCTCCAGTTGCTAGTGTTGGAGAAATAGAAGTCCAAAATTCTTGTGCTATACCTGGGTTAACAAATGCAAACTCATCACAGTACAATAAAGATATTGACATACCTCTACCAGTATTTCCTGTTGTGGTTGCTGATACAATCCTTGATCCATTTTCAAATTCCATAGATCCTTTGTTGTAGTTTGTTACACCTGCTCTGACATAATCGGGACACAGTTCGTATCCATATCTAATACGTTGCATGATTTCTTGAGCACCTGTGTATTTGTGTGCCGCAATAAGAATAGTTTGATCTGGATGAAACATTGCATACCATAAAAGATAACAAGCGGCAGTTGTTGTTTTACCACTTTGTCTTGGTAGCATATTGATATTAAATCTATGATCGTGATAACTTGATAATAATCTTGTTTGATATTCAAAAGGTTCAAATACACATTTACCTCTAACAGGGTGCTGAATAAAAAAGAATTTTTTAGCAAATTTTAAAAATCCTAATTTTGCATCAGAACATTCTACTAGGTCTTGTATCTGTTCTTCTGTAAATTTTTCTCTTACGTGTGCTTTTTTGGTTAAAACACCATCTAAACTTTTATTGCTCATACGTAGTACTTATGCTGTGATTTTTTGGAAAAATTTTATTTGATTAAGCGTTTTTCTTTGCCATCTTTGTTGCAGTTGCGTACATCACTGCTTCAGCGTCATCGCCATAACGGTCTTTAAAATCGCCTTTGGCTTTTTTCATACCTTTGACGTATTTTTCTTTTGATTTTTCTTCTGGTTTTGAGAGTTTACGTTCTAGTCTTTTTTTTTGAAATCTTCGTATGCTGAAAGTAAAGTTTCTTTGATAGATGAAGTTAAATCTTTTTTATCTTCTTTTTCATCTTCTAAAGCCATTGGATTGTCACCACCTGCTACTTTTGGATATGTTTTTTTAGCCTTGTTAATACCGCCTGCTATGTCTTTTGTCATATATTGCGTATCTTGGTAACTCGGTGCAGGTGTAGTACTTGCTTTTCCAGGAACTTCTTCAGTTGCTTTAACATCTGCTTCTGCTTCTGGCGCCTCTGGCTTAGGACCAACTATTGCTGGTGGAGGTGTTACTCCTGCACTTCTAAAGATTTGCGCCATTGCATTAATGTCTTCTGGTGTATCACCATATATTGACAATGCGGCACCTTCATCAATTCTTTTCTTTTGTCCAGTTTCTGGATTTTCGATACTGTCCATTTTTTTGATTAAATCTCTTAAATCCATAATACTATTTACCTGGTTGAGGGTTTCCTTTAAGTGGCCCTTTATGTGCTGGTTGTACTCTCCTTATCCCT